AAGCCTACTAAGCCCATTGCTTCGTATCTCAACTCTATTGTAGAGTTAAGGGATATTCCGCATATGCTTAGTCAGTTGCGGGACGTAAAGTCCGCCATCGAGAGCTTTAGAGGTCTAGGAAATTTACACCTAGGCATCCAGTTCGGATGGTTTGCAACAGTGCGTGACGCGCAGAATATTATTAAAGCTCAACGTGAGCTTCAAAAGCGTGTCAGGCAACTTCTTCGAGACAACGGTAAGCCCGTCCGCAGGAGGATAACTCTTGCAGACGCAGTCTCTGATCCGGTTATTACTACCGGTACGTCGTATGGTGCTCTCGCACCTACACTGGCTACGCAGTTTTATGCTACGCAGCCGACGTGGAGACAGACCGATTGGACGACAGATAGGATTTGGGCGTCTGCCCGCTTCCGATACTGGCTTCCACCGGGACCTAGGGATATCGATTGGACAAGGAACATGTTGGGTCGGATTTATGGTTTAAAACCGACTCCTTCTGTCCTATACAATGCGATCCCGTGGTCATGGCTTGTAGATTGGTTCTCTAACCTTGGGGATACGATAAGTAACCTCGAGGCCGGAGTAGCCGATCGCCTTGCAGCGGATTATTTCTACGTCATGAGAGAACGTACCATGCGTCGTGAATACAACGTACGGGCGACTCTCTATGATTACGATTTAAACCGTGTAAAGGTCGATCTCACCTCGTATGGGTCAAGGGTCCATAAGACCCGCATACTTGGTGATCCTTTCGGTTGGCAGACGTCTGAGAATAATCTCAGCGCCATGCAGTTGTCGATTCTCGGGGCACTAGGCTTGTCTCGTCTACGATGATTGCGAATTTGTACAACCAGCGTAAAAGAAATGGAGCTTCTAGTGCTTACTGATCCACAGTCCGTTACCATTAACGCCGTTGCTACATCTCTGGCCAAGACCTCTGCAGGTCCCAACCAGAACGTGTATACTTCGGCTGATGGTAAGGTCACGATGACCACGAAGCAGAATACTACTGCTAAGAGGTTTCGTCGCGAAGTCCGTTTGTCTCAGATTAAAGTCGCAGCTGATCCAATCAGTGCGGTTGTTTCTGAGGCAGGCACCAGCGTGTATCTCGTCATTGACGAGCCGCGCTCGGGTGTCTTTACGGATACTGAGATCGGATACCTTGTCGATGCACTCAAGGCTTGGCTTACTTCAGCCAATTACCAGAAAGTGCTCGTCGGAGAGTTCTAAAGAAGAACTTTCCAGTCGGCTACGCGTAATTGTAGTCCGACTTTGGTATCACCCGTTTCGACGGAGTTAGCCTAGACAGTCCTGTTTCCCCCATAACAATGGAGGTTACAGTGAAAAGACTGACCATGCTCGTCAAGGCCTTGCTGCAAGATGCAGCTTTGGACCTAGACTTGTCCGTAGAACGCGACGCACAACGTATCGTGCGTCGTTGTGAACATGAGGGGTTCTCGTTTTTAGCGATTACCCTTCCAACTCTCTCTGATGCCCTAGAACAGGGCCTGGAGAGCGGATCGTTCACGTGTCCAACTGCTTTCAGTAGACACGGAAGTCTCCCCCGTTTTCTTGGGGGTTTCTTCAAACGAGTGTTCACATTGGATGGTAGGCTACGTCAAGATGCCTGTCCAAATTCAGTTTACTGGATTAGACAGATATGTCGGTTCTGTAAGAAGCCGAAAAAGGAGTGCAGTCCGGCTAGAAACCGTGCTGCAATCCAGCATTTTCTTGACGTAGAAGGCGATCTCCGCCGTGCGACCCCTTTAGTAGAAAGGGAAGACAATGTCTTGGACTCGGTTTCGGGACTCATTTGGCCTAGGGTTTTTCCTGGGCTTGATGGCCTTGACCTTGTTTGTCATCACGGGCCTGGTGTCACTGCAGATCGTCGTCTCTCTAACGAGAGACATCGGATTAAGCATTGGCACGAGCGATCGGAGTTCTCCTATCCCTCTGACCTCCACGCCTACCCCAATTACGGGGTTGCCGCAAGGGTCAGTGGTATCGGGACAGGAGACGAAAGTGAAGAAGGAGTCGAATACCTCAGCGTGCGGGATGAATTGCCCGTACGTGTAGTGTTCGTTCCAAAAACACTTACGACGCCACGAGTCATAGCGATTGAACCTTCTCACGTCCAGTATATGCAACAGTCCTTAAAGGACTACATATACGAGATATTGGAGCGGAATTCGCTAACGAAACACTCTATCCGGTTTACCCGGCAAGATGTGAATCAACGACTCGCTTACATTAGCAGCATCGATAAACGACTAGCTACGCTAGACCTGAAAGACGCTTCAGACCGAGTGCATCTGCACTTAGTCCAACGCATCTTTAAGAACTCAGGGCTCCTCGAATACCTGGAGGACGCTCGTTCGTTGCATGCTACACTTCCCAACGGGAAGAACATCGTGCTAACTAAGTATGCTTCTATGGGATCAGCTTTATGCTTCCCCGTAGAGGCAATGGTGTTTTACACCCTTATATTAAGCGCGATGCACCAACTCGATGGGAGGCGTCCAACGTATCGATCGATACAGGCTTATAGCCGAAAGATCGACATCTACGGGGATGATATTATTGTCCCTGTAGAGTACGCGGACGTTGTCGTAAGATATCTTGAGAGCTATGCCCTCAAGGTTAATGTCAGCAAGTCGTTCTCAAAAGGAAACTTCCGAGAATCTTGCGGGGCGGATTTCTATAAGGGTATGCCGGTTAACCCGGTATATGCCCGAACAGTACCGCCTGACAACTTACGACACTGGGGAGCTGAGGAAATATTGTCCTGGAATGCTACTGCCGACCTCTTTTATATGAGAGGTAAGTGGAAGACGGCCCAGGCAATACGTACTCTGCTCAGTCGAGTGGTGAGACGTACCATACCCAAAACCAGTAAACCTGGCTCGGGATTAGCCCACTTTAGC